CGCCTACATTCCACTGCAGATAGGTAACCGGCAAACCGGACGCCGCTAGAGCGTCGTATACCTCTTTGTGTGTCATATTCTCCGCTCTAACTCCTTTACAAACATTTCGCCGACTTCGTTATTTATCGGCGCTATATGCTCGAATGCGGTCGTCCTGCCGCCGTTCTGTTTGGCATGTCCGAACTCTAGTAAATGCGTCAGCCGGTAGTGCTTTTTATTAAAGACCACCGCGTCGGTATAGCCTGCTTTTTGATGCACTTCGAACGTCCACGAATTACGGTACTTTCTGCCTTTGAATTTTCCGGCGCCTTTGAGTTCGTCGCTCGCTTTCTGCGCGACTGTTTTGGTCGTCGCTTCTACCGCATCTGATACCTCTTTACTGTATTCTTGGAGATACTTTGATACGACCGAAGACAAGTTCGACGCGCTTATCGTACCGCTCATGACCCCTGTCGCCTTTCGACATATAACTCTATCGTGTCGTCTTGCGCTCTGTACGTGCGATAGATCGAATACCGCACCTCGTTATAGATGCATGTATCCTCGCCTGCATAGTCATAGAAAAACATAGTAAACCGGAGTTCGGGATTAAGACCGAGCCTGCCACCTTCTGACCACTCAGTCCGCGTAACGTTGGATACATCGCAGAATACTTTTCTCGTCGTTTCTGAGACTCTCTGTACGCCGAAAGCGTCGGTCGTGTATGTTTTACTGACCAACGTCAAAACGTCGCTTCTATCCATTGGAAACGCCCCAATCTGTATAGCCGGTCGCCATGCCGAGTTGCTTCTTCTGTTCGTCGTACGATGCTTTGAGTCTGTCGTACTCGTTACTATCCAATTTTCCGAAAGAGAATTTACAGAAGGTGATAATAGCCATAACGACCGCAGGGTCTGACAGATACTCGGCACCGATAATATCAGTGTCGATACCTGCGAAGCCCATATCAGAAACGCACTGATAGACGAGGTCGGTTAACTCTGCGTCAAACGCGGTCGTCTTAATCCTTAGTGCGAGTTTAATTTTCTCTAATAACTCGTTCATGGTCGTTACTCCTTTCGAAACGGAAAAGAAAAGCAGATTATTTTTCTGTTTTCCTTCTCGTTCTTTTCTTAACCTCTGCCGGTGCTTCTTCTTTCGGCTCTGTCTGTGCCGCTGTTACCGGCTCCGCTACGCCTAACGCGCAAAGACGGTCGCACTCCGCGTCAGAGACAGAGTGCGTACCGATTTCTGCGTGAATATGTGTAGCGGTCTTCAAATAGACCGTCTTCATTAGGACGGCTTCTTTACCACTGTGAAGCGGTTCGGAGCAGTAACGCCGATGCCTGCGTAAACCTTGCCGAGTACGCGAATGATATCAGAAGTCATCTCTGTTGTCTCGTCAAACTTGAATTTGACGTCGTCGCCGTCCGGAAAATTCGCTGTAATTCCTTTAAGATCGCCGACGATGATATACGGCTCAGTTGCGCTCGCAGATGCAAAGGCTTTGAGTTCGTCAGTAAAGACGACCGGCAGACCGTTAAATACGTCGCCGACGTTCTGACCGGAAGTGACCTGCAGTGCCTTCAGTGACCCCCATGTAGCGCGGTTCATGATCGCGACAACGTCGGTTGCTTCTGCAGAAAGAAGCGCTTCTGCCGCAACGATTGTACCTGCGCCGAGAGCCTGTGTAAGTGTAGCGACTGCCGGAGCGGTTGCGGAAGAAGTAGCCGGAGATGCAACGATAGCCGCAATGACGATACCTGCCATCTTCTTGACGATGCGGTATGCGAGTTCATCGTAGATATAGTCGAGGAAGGCTTCGCCGCGCATGCTGTAGACTTCGTCAGTGATAGGTACCCACTTCTTAATATTTGTCGGTACAAGTGTGACCATACCGAGTACGAGTTCTTCTGCGTCGACTGCATCATCGCCTTCGAGATGTACGACTGCATCAGTGCCGGAGATTTCAAAATTGACTTTCAGATTTCCCTTGATGAAAGTCTTGCGTACGCGGTTCATGATTTCGTCATTTTCCCACGCGGTCGCGATATAGTTCTCGACCATCTCCGGTACTGCGACTGTGCCGCGAACGTCGTCAATAACGCCGTTTTCGGTCATCAGAGCGCGGCATTCCTTGTCGTTGCCGGTCTTTACATAATTTGCGAATGCGTCAATATACGCCTTACTGTTTCTGACTTCGTTAAGTGTCATTTTCTTTACCTCTTTCTCTTCTGTTTCGATGACGTCGACCGGCGCTGTCTTCGCGCCTGCGACCTTTTCTTTGAGTGAGCGCTTCTCTTCGGCGCTCTTCTTGATCTGATTCTTACGCTCGATAAGTGCGTCGACCTCTGCAGAAAGTTCCTCGAGGTTCGCGTCTTCAGCGTTCATCAGAGTTTCGATTTCAGACATACGCGCTTCAATGTCTTCAACCATCATGTCTTTGATTTCCATGTTTTCATTCTCCCTTGTTTAACTTCAGTTTCAGCGCAAGTAACTTGCGAGCGTGTTCGGCTTTCAGTCTCTCCGCTTCTCTCTTCTCGATCACTCCGTCGAAAAGAGACCGATACGCTACGCCGATATCTGTACTAGGGTTCGCCGGAAAAGCGACCGCTGAAACGTCATAAAGTTTCGCGATACTGTCAATAACTCGCACGACCTTACGCGCAGACTCTTCGAAGTGGTCTTCGCGCACGACGAATGAAAAACTCATTTGCGAGTAGTTGCCGACCTGCACGTCTTCGAACATGTCGCGACCGGCTTCGGTTTTACCGAGGTCTGTATCTGTGAATAGACCTCTGTTATCTACAGTGAGGTTAATAGTACCGTTCTTCGTTCTCGCAAGAACTCTGCCTTCATGATCGCGAAGAAAAACGACGTCGGTCATATCCGCGTCGTTGAATGCGTCCGGTGAGATGCGCTCGAAGAACTCTACGCCATCGTCGTCGAATAGTTTGTACTCTTCGAAGGTTGATGCGTAACCCTGTACTCGGTACTCCTTCTGTACGTCGTCGGCTTCGTCGAAGTCTTTAACTTCAAACGTTCCGAGGTTTCGATATTCTCTGTTATCACGAATTGTCATTCTCGTTCACTCCTTCTCGCGTGAAAGTGCCGTCTTCATTCATGAGATAGTACTCACCGCGTATCGTATATGCCTGTCCTTGTCCGTTAGGTAACGGCGGTAGGTTCCATATCTCGCGAATCTCGTCGCGATTTAAGATACCTCTGTCTGCCATCTGAGAAGATACGTTTAACTTCTCCTGTGTAGACATGTACTGCAGGCGGTTCGCTGTAGCCATAATCAAAGTACCGCGCTGAATTTCTGTATCACTGAAGACCGCGTTCGTCATTGCTTCGGAGAATTGGATAGAGAACGTCTCGATAGCAGACTCGTAAAACGCCGCCCACGCGTCGCCGTATGCCTTACTCTGAAGGACATCTTCATTAACTCCGAAGTAGTTATAGACATTAGTACGAATCTCTTCTAGTTCTTTCTCCGGTACCTCATATGCGGTCTTGTCGATTTGTTTGATATCCGTATACGTGTTCGGGAAAAGCAAGATACCATTATTTTCTTCGTCGGCTCTGAGGTTTGCTTCAGTAAAACGAAGCCGTTCTCGTTTGATATCTTCAGTCTTTGCGAAGTTGTTAATCCTTGCCAAGAACGAATAATTTGAACCGTTCTTGATCGCGTCTTCGATAGACTCGTTATTCAGATGCTCCAACTTCATGGTAGAGTCGAGCGCGTTGTTCGGCTCTCCGAAGAAATCAGACGAATACTGAAAGCGCGTCATAATCGCGACGTCTGAGAGCCTCTCTGCCGCCTTCTGTCCGTGTGTAAACTCGTACCGAAGCCACGGCTCACCGTCAACCTCTACGACCTCGCACCGCTTCGGCAGAATCGGATAATAGCCGGTAACAGTCATGTACTCGTCATAAACAGGAACGATAACTACTGTGTTATGCATGTCGAGTATCGTCGACGTACGGTAAAGAAACTGCGACCACGTCTGCCAATCGTTCGGACGTAGCCGTAGCCGCGTCTGTAGTGCCGGTTTTGCCGTGCCGATAATTTCGACCTTTAACTTCGAAACGTGACGCGCTCTAGCGTCGATCGCTGACCGGACGAGAGCAGACTCATAGAGTCGACCGTTCCACGACGTAAAGTGCGGACGGTACGCCGTGAGCGTCTCGAAGTATCCGTCGTTATATCGCGCGGTCTCGGTGTTTTCTTTCTTAAACAGAAAATCGAATAACCCCATCTCTATCACCTCTCATTCGTTTTTTAACTGCTCGCCTATCTCCGCGTACCACTTCTGACGGACGCACAGACTATCGAGTAGTGCGGCGGTGCCGTCGACGTGGCAGTAGGTAGAGAGTTTGATTAACTTCTTTCTACCGCTCTCCGCGTTGTACTTCAGCGCAGAGTCGTATAAATGTATCTTCATTAAATCGTTGTCGACTATCTTTATCTTCCCGTCTTTGAGTAAACCTTCGAACTCGTCGATAACGCCGCTCAAGTTATCGCCTTGAAAGACGTCGTCGCACACGAAGCCGTAACCCTGTAGCGCCTGCGTCAGATACTGCGAGTTGTACCGGTCATAGCCGATACGCAAAGGCAGTATCTCGTACTTCTCGACTAACTCCGTCAGCCACTGATAACAGTCGTTATAGTCTACGAAGTTATCGCCGGAGAGAACGAGGTTACCTTTCTTGACGTAAATCTCGTACGGTACAGAGTCGCGCGCTGTCATCGTTTCTAAGCGCTCTCTAGGCATGAAAAACTTCGAGAAGACGTACAGTATGCCTTTATCTTCTACGACGCACGTAACTGCGGTTAAATCGGTTGTGCGAGACAAGTCGACGCCGCATACGCAATAATGACTTCTCATAGACTCTAGCGTAACGCCTGTAACGATACTGTTCTCGATATCTCGCGACTCTAAGAACGCCTTAGAAGCCGACTGCTTCACGTTACAGTACTTGCATAAGAACTCGCTCTTCTTCGAGAGAGAGCCTTCAGCGATCGCTATCTCTTCGAGCATGTAGTCGACCGAAACGCTTACCCCGAGATTAGGGTTAGCCTTCTTCAGTTCGTTTATATCGTTCCACTTGTCGACGTCGTCGATCATATAAAGAAACGGCAGGAGCCGTCTCTCTTTACTGTCTCCGTTTAAGAAGCGCGTCGCTCTCTTCATAAGTTCGTCGAAGATAGAGTCGTTAACGTAGCCGGACGTCGAGATACTGAGAAGGATACCTTCACGCCGTGCGCCGAATCCGCTCTTCAGAACCTCATACTGTTTAAGACCACTGTCGCCGCTCCATGACGCGATTTCATCGGCGAGTACGATCGAAGGGTTGAGTCCGTCACTCTTGCGAGCGTTGAGCGCGATCTTCTTAACGGTCGAGTTCGTAGCCGGTACGTATAAGTCTGTCTGCCGGTGCCGTTCCATAGTCGGGTCGTCGGGGTTCATCTTTCGACGGCTCGAGTCGAGAATGCGAGACTCGGCGTACTTCGCTTGGTACTCGGGGTCGAGTGTCGTCATAGTCCATATGCTCGAGTACGCTAACTCTGCCTGCTCCAACTT